CATCGCCATCGCCATTGCCATTGACAAAATCCAGGCGCTTCACGATCAGCCACAAACTGTGGTCGAACACCGACTTCGCGTTGATCATCAAGCAGTTAATTCGCTTTTTGACGCCAACAACATTGTCCTGGACGCTGAGCTTGTTGAGACTGACGAAGCTTAACTACAAACAATAAACGTAATGCAAAGTCCATTAGATACACTTAACACCATGACTATCAACGAACTGAGCTCTAGCGCCCTAGCTGAGTCTCAACAAGGTAAGCTAGCTGAGTCGCAAGATGGGGGAGGGGGTCTTGTTTTTCACGAAGCTTTTAAAAGTCGATGAGTCCACCTCTGTAGAATTTTTTCACTAAAGCCCTATGTCGCCCACTCTCCAGACTCGCTGTGGCCTCCTGCTAATGGAGTGCTATATCCTCATGGATCGTCTTCGTGATGATCTCCTTCATAAGATGCCTGACGAGGTTGATTCCGAGCTATTCGTCGAACTCCAGGAGGACATCGGCGATGTCCTAGACGAGATAGACGAGCTAGAATTGCTTGCAAACGCCAAAAACCAGCCAAGAGTGACCCATGGAACAAACTAAAGTGCTACCGACTTGGCAGCATAAAAAGCTCTCTCTGTATCACGCTGACTGCATGGACATCATGCGCCAGTTTCCAGACAAGCACTTTGACTTGGCTATTGTTGACCCGCCGTATGGGATTGACTGGATGAAGCAAATACAAAACCCCAACGAAAGTAAAAACTGGAAGGTTTATGAATTTAAAAAGTGGGACAAGAGCGCCCCTAAACCAGAGTATTTTGAGCAGCTTTTTAGGGTCTCAACAAATCAGATTATTTGGGGAGCGAACTACATGGTGGAAAACCTGCGCTCATCTCCATGTTGGGTAATCTGGGATAAGGAGCAGGAATTTAGCGGCGCGGTGTTTGAGATGGCTTGGACATCCTTTTTGTCTCCAGCAAAAGCGTTTCGCATGAGCCGCGTTGAAGCTTATGCAAATCAAAATAAAATCCACCCCACACAAAAGCCCGTCGCTCTTTACCGCTGGCTTCTCGCTAAATATGCACAACCTGGGCAGCGTATTTTAGATACTCACTTAGGGAGTGGAAGTCATGCCATTGCAGCACACTATGCTGATATGGAGTTCACGGGGATAGAGTTGGATGCGGATTACTTTACCGCTTCCTGTGAGAGAATTGAGCGTGAAACTAGCCAATTAACGCTAGGCATTTAAGAAACCTAAACGAGAAGGAATTGAAATAATGGAACAAACTAAAGCCATAAGTATCGAGGACTTCGCTGCGCTGCATAGCGTTACGGTGGAGTCGGTGAAGGAAATGAAGCCACAGCTAAAGCAAGGCCGTCACTGGGTCATTGGTCGCTACAAAAAGACGATGCTAACTCCTGCCGGTCAGAAGAAGGCACTGGAGTTATTAGTGATTGATAATGCCACGGTGGAAGCTCCCGAGGCTTCTCAACTTCCGATGGGAAGTCAGGAAGTGGATGCGGTTGAGTTGCCGGTCTCTGATGTGCCTCCTGTTGCGCCACAGAGCGGTTTAGAGCGGCTTCTGAGTGAATCGGATACGGCGACAGTGCTGGTGACTAGGATGCCAAATTTGAAGCTTCTGAAGGTCAATTACAAAGGTGAAGAAAGAATTTGCAAATGTCGTGACTCTCGCTATTTCGTGCCTGGCATGGTGATCCCGGTTCGTCTTGATGGCGACACTTTGGTTGCCAAGTTCCAGCCTAGAAGGCTGGGTAAGTTTTGATTTAAAGCTGTAGCAAAAGGAGATTCAAAGTGATTATTCATAACAATATTGAGCAAGGCACGTCCGAGTGGCATACAATTCGCAAAGGCAAACCAACAGCTTCCAATTTTTCTAAAATTGTAACAGCGGCCAAGTGCGAACTTTCCAAGTCAGCCGATGGTTACATTAATGATCTGATCGGTGAGACGTTTGCCCCTGATTTTGAGCCTGAATTTCAGGGAAATTGGATGACTCGCAGAGGAACTGAACTTGAGCCGCAAGCTCGTCTTGCATTTCAAGCTTATATAGCGCGGGATGTTGAGCAAGTTGGTTTTGTCACTCATGACAACGGCATCTTAGGTTGTTCGCCGGATGGGTTAATTTTGGAGGCTGGGCAATACGTTGCCGGCCTTGAAATTAAATGTCCAGCGCCTGGAACACATGTTGAATATGTGCGAACGGGTGGATTGCCTGACACCTATAAGCAGCAGGTTCATGGGGCAATGGTTGTTACTGGCCTTCGCCAATGGCATTTTTGGAGCTACTTCCCAGGTATGCAGCCCCATTATGTTCTTGTCACTTGGGACGATTATACTAGCAAGATGGCTGAGACGTTGTTTAAATTCTGCGAGCAATATCAAAAGGTTTACAACGAAGTCACTCCTAAGCTGAAAACCAATTGATCGTAGAGTGTATATGAGCCATCGTGTCGTAACCGGGAATGAATACCGGGTCTGGCAACAGACTGGTAACGTGCCGCTATCAGCGGAGGATACAGGTTCGACTCCTGCCGATGGCCCTTACCAAATAACTAACTAAACACTTTTCCTGCCGTGCCTATGCCGGCCGATACTAAAGCGCAAAAGGGCACTAACCTCCTGGACGTTTCCGGGGGACTTTTGCGGCGGCAGGAACCCCTTTTTAATAAAAAATGAGCAGTCCCAAAAATAAATTCCAGGCTGTTATCCAGCAGCACCTTGTTGAGCCTCATTGGATTACCTCTCCGCGCGGATATGCTGACCCTGACCCGCCTTATCGCAGCCGATTTGGTTTCGTGTGGTGGTTCTGGCTGCCACGCCTGCACACGCAACGGCCCGACGACCAAAACCCGCGAGTAATCCGGCTCATCTGGCTGTGCTTCGCGGTGGGGTTGTATATCTGGGGCAAGGAGTCTCGGATGTATTGGCCAACAACTAACTAACCCCTTTTCCCGTGCTGTCTTTTATGCAGCCAACACTGGGTCAGCGATCTAAACGGCCATATAAGCCAAGGAGCGCCGGGCGGGAATCCCCTTTCCTCCTCTTGAGGAACCCTCTAGTCGATGGCAGGTCGCGTGGACTCCATGGCAGACTAGAGGTTATTTTTTTGATATGCCCTACGGACTCCCAGGAGCTATGAAGCTGATTGATAACATCCGAGTTGCTGAGCAAGTCAGCGGTCAGATGACGTATCTCAAAGATGGCACTGTGGTTCAGCCGCTATATCCGTGTGCGGATCAGGACGGCTACAACGGCGAGTGGCTGGTTTATGTGCCGAAGTCGGGTAGGTTTATTGTTCCACGGGAGGTTTTGCAATGATCGAAGGACTGTCCTTCTTTGACGTAGCTCAGATCATGGTGATGACGGTGGTCTTTCTCTACTTGATGGAGAAGTAAATCCTCTCTCTCTGCCAAGACCCCCCCTCCCCCCATGATAATGGTGGTAAGGAAGGGCGACCATCCAGACTTGTTTATCCTCGCACTGGGACTTGCGCCCCCAACGAGTTATTCCGTTTCACGCTACGGAAAGCACTGACTTTCTCACGGCCTGCACATCGAGCGTTGCTAGCGTCTCCACTTCGCTGTCCTGTTTTGACTGGACGTTGGACAAGTAACCAGTAAACAAAGAGACCGCCGTGTGCAAGAACGGCGGCCTCTAGTGGTTTGCTGAAGGACGGAACGCGTCCTTGCACGACGCAAACCTTATGTTTCCGGTAACATACCCACAGAAAAGGTCAAGCAAGGCTTGATTGAATGTTTTTGCAGGTATCGTTTTTCCTGTGAACAAAGACCCCAGACTAGCAAGAGCGGGAGTTACTGGCTATAACAAGCCTAAACGCACCCCTAGCCATCCAACGAAAAGCCATGTCGTCGTGGCTAAGGAAGGCGGCGAGGTAAAGACCATTCGCTTTGGCCAGCAAGGTGTCAGCGGATCACCTTACAAAAAGGGAGAATCTGAGTCTGACCGCAACAGGCGGGAGTCATTCAAAGCTAGACATGCCGAGAATATCAAGAAAGGCAAGATGTCAGCAGCCTATTGGGCTGATAAACAAAAGTGGTAAAATATGTTCCAGCTTGAAGTCACCAAAGATAATCTAGGCCAATACCGGCCAACACCTCATCCCATCCTCGTAGCTCCATCGACCAAGACGATTGCAGCCCTGATAGAAAGGGTGGGCATAGATGAAGTCGCAAGGCGTCTCCAGCTGCGAGAGGATAAGATTCTGGCGGAGAGAATGGACCCTTATAGGCACGGCTACGAGCCGGATCACTGGGCGACTGCTGACACTCTACTGTCCAATCCTAATGTAAATGAATTACTTATCCTGGGAGGAAACAGAGCAGGGAAATCCGAGTATGCCGCTAAACGTGTCGCTCAGGTGCTAAGTCGCTACGCCAACAAGCGGGTATGGTGCATCCACACAACGAACATGAGCAGCGTTCAGATGCAGCAGCCGCTGGTCTATAAATACCTGCCAGCGGAGTTCAAGACGGCGAAAAAGACGAAGATAACCAATGTTAGTTTCACCCAAAAGAACGGATTCTCTGAGAATACGTTTGTCTTGCCTAACAAAAGTCAGTGCTACTTCCTGAACCAGTCCCAGGACATCAAAGTCATCGAAGGCGGTGAGATTGACTTCCTTTGGATCGACGAAGAAATAAATAACGACTGGCTGAAAACACTTCGCTTCCGGTTAGCCAGCCGTAGCGGAAAAATGTTACTAACCTTCACGCCCATTTCTGGTTATACTAGCGTGGTAAAGGAGTATATGGCAGGCGCTTCGATAACAGATTGGAAGCCTGCTAGCCTACTCAAAGACGCGATTAACGTCCCTGGCGGTGATAAAGGCGTGATGCCGCACGTTGCGAAGTGCCACAAACCCAACGGAAGGGTGATGTGGTATCACTCTGAACTCAATTCATACTCTCCTTTCTCCGAAATTCAGCGGGCACTACATGGCAGAACCAATTATGAGGTCAAAATTCGTGCTTATGGCTACGCGGAAAGCTTGGCAGGCTCTCAATTCCCTCGTTTCGGGTCGTGGAACGTCATTCCTGATGATCAGATTCCACAAAACGGCACTAATTACATGGCCGTTGACCCCGCAGGCGCTCGAAATTGGTTCATGCTGTGGCTTCGCGTGGATGAACACGGCAGGAAGTTCATTTACCGTGAGTTCCCTGACATAAGTTACGGAGAATGGGCAATCCCAGGTGATAAAGCTGACGGAAAACCGGGCACAGCGCAAAGAAACGGAGCTGGAAGAGGTATTGCAGACTACAAAGCACTGATTCGAGAGCTTGAAGGGCGCGAACAAATCTCAGAGAGGTTCATTGACCCGAGAGCAGGAGGCACACAAGCCATAGGACGAGACGGCGGAACGTCTCTCATCGACCTTTTGCAGGAAGATCCTGACCCGATGTGGTTTACACCAGCCGCAGGCGTGCGAGTTGAAGAAGGGATCAGCATTATCAATGATTGGTTAGCCTGGGACAAAGACCAACCCTTGCTTGCTCTCCACAATGAGCCTAATCTCTACATCAGTGAAAACTGCCGTAACCTTATTTACTCAATGCGTGAGTGGACAGGAGCCGATGGAGACAAAGGAGCAACCAAAGACCCGGTCGATGTCCTTCGTTACCTTGCGGTGATGAATCCTGTGAATGAAACGGTGTCGAATTACCAACCACAAGGCCAGATTGGAAGCTATTAAATGAATAACAAATACAACACCAACGGCGATAAGCTCACGTTTTACCAGGACAAGCCTGATGTAAACGAGCTTTCTAGCGAACTGACCCGGTGCCTCTATACGACTGCCGATCTGGAGAGGCTAACTAATGCTGATAATATTCGTTTCTGCCGTTGGTCTGGCCAATCTGACGACGGTAAAAAGCACTCTGAGAACCTGCCTAACAATCGGCAAGCTTTTCCATTCGAGGGAGCTTCCGACGTTCGCAATCGCTTAGTCGATTCGACGATTAACGAGCTTTCCTGCCTACTAACAACAAGTTTCGAGCGTAGCCAGCTTAGCGTCACGGCTACAGAGTTTAACGACATGGCACAGGCTTCGGCGGCAAATACGCTGATGAATTGGATCACGCAGCAAAAGCTTCGGGCCGATATTAGCCGAGAACAGGAGCTGGGCGCACAGTATGGCCTGCACTACGGCTGGATGATCTACTACGTTGGATGGGATCAACAGCTTGGCACTCGCTTTCAGTCTATTTCCATGGACGAAATCGCGGCGATTGCACAGCAAATGCCAGATTCTAGCCTAGCTGACCTGCCAAACCTTATCATGAACAAAGAGAGCGCCGACTTAGCCGCTCAGTTGATCACGGCAGCTATCCCACAATACAGCGTAAAAGATGCCAAGAAGCTGGTGAACGAACTTCGAGAGTTAGGCGTGGGTCAGATTGAGGAAACCTATGTCAGACGCAACCTTCCGAGTGTTACAGCTCTAAAGCCGTTCGATGAAGTAGCTTTCCCACCCGAGACGATTGATCTGCAAAGTGCCCGAGTCATTTTCCGCCGTGTTTACATCACAGAAGTAGAATTACGCTCTCATGTTAAAGATAGCGGATGGGATGAAGAGTTTGTGAACCAAGCGGCTAATACTGCTGGCAAACAATCATGGTATTCTGACCCTCTCGACACGATTACCACCCTGGGAGCAGCGCCAATCGTCCGCTTATGCTCGCCAAATTGGGCCTGATGGCGTCCCTGGTATCTATTGCACGGTATTCAGCCCGCTAGTCCAAGAGGGACTCTATGCCAAGCATGAGCTTCTAGACTATGCTCACGGTGACTATCCTTTCGTAGAGTTTCGCCGCGAGGTTGTGCGCCGTCCCATTACTGAGAGCCGGGGTATCCCTGAGATCAGCATGACTGACCAGGACGAAATCAAGGCACAGCACGACAGTGTGCGTGACAGAACAGCTTTCGAGACGCTTCCACCTCTGAAAGTGGTCAAGCGAATCGGACAAATCAACAAGATTGGCCCTGGCGTTCAGCTTCCGGTCACTCGACCAGATGACTATTCTTGGCTAGAAGCCCCAGGAAGGGCACCGACGACAGCATTCAACCTGATTGAACGCGTTGAAAACAATCACGCTAATTACTTCGGGCTAAATCGTCCGACAGTGATGCCGATTAAGTCGCAACTTACGCAACAGCAGTTGGTTAATAGATGGCTGAATACCTGGGGCCGTATTTACTCCCAGATGTTCGCCCTCTGCCTGCAATACATGCCA